TTGCTTTGTATATCATTGCTTTGTTTGTTTATCTTGTAATATGTATATCATAGCAGAGGCGTTTAATTTGTCAATGGATAACTGTGGATAGCTCTTGTCCGGTGTACAGTGTGATATAATCGTGGTGTGGGAAAATCATTTTATACAAGCGTTAAGGGGCGGCGCAAACACGTTACGCAAAAACAATTACTATTTTTGTCTTTTTATACGGACCCTGCTAGCGACACTTTCGACAATGCATTTAGAAGTGGACTGAAAGCCGGCTATACTGAGTCAACGGCGCAACGTTTGAAGCATGAGGATCACATAAAAGACTTACTGCAAGAACAGCGAGATTCTATTTATACAATTAGCCAAGATGCAGAAGCGCGACGCGCGCGGATCCTTGCGCAAGCGGAGATAAACCTAGAAGAATATGTAACGAGTACGCCGCAAGATAAGACCGATAAAACGATTAAGGCGGACATGACAAAGTTTTCGGCCGAGCGACTCGCCAAGGCTCATTACAGTACAAGAACAGAGAGCGTTGTGGACGATAATGAGGGATTTGTGCGTGGTGATAGGGCTTCGATTATCGAAGGCACGTTCAGCCGGTACCTCGCGCCCAGCGACGAGAGCGACGCACCGCGCACGATTGAAGCGCCGATCAGTGAAGAAACAGAGCACGATGTCACGGACACAGTTGAAGAGGCGACAAGTGACAAAACAGAGCACGAATAGCACGGCTAGGTTGAGCCGTGTAATGAGGGTAGAATAGCATGTCGCAAAATATACATTGTGCGACGTCACACGTTGCGTTCTAAAAAGAGTTTTTCAGAGAGGTGCTATGTTTGTACCTATAGCCTGCGTACGTGGCGTCCCGTGCGCACTGGTGGGGGGTGGGGGGTGTTCTTTTTTTATTTGTGGAGATAGATACTATATGACCCCAATCACACCGCACCAATTTTTGAGAACTTCCTTGACAAATCATACCGCACCAATTTAAATTACCCATTTTACCCCCTTTTTTTAACAAAATAAACAGGCGTTTAATTGTCAGATATTTTGCTATTTTAGGGTGTTTAATGTCGTCAAGCGTTCCAAACGAGGGCTAATCTTAGTCAAAAACATTGACTTATTAAACACCCCCACAGATCGTTGGTTGTTCGGAAATGGGGCAAAATAATTCCAAACGAGGGCTAACTTTCGTTGACGAAATGAAAAAAGGCACGATTTGACAAATGAGAAAAATGTATTATAACTTTAAAAGGGCGTTTAATGTGTCAAGCGTTCCAAACGAGGGCTAATCTTAGTCAAAAACATTGACTAATTAAACACCTTTTTCGGCTTGTCAACTTGACAGTTTGACACGTAACTTATATACTGGGTCTTAGAGACCCGACCCCCATGCGGGGGAGGGTCAAAAGACCCAATGTATATAAGCGTAAGGTGTGTTGTAATAAAACCTCTTTTTTCTTATCGGCTATGGTATACTAAATAGACATGGATTTGACAGAAAAATACGACCCCGAGCTACTTGAAATGGCCCGTGATGTGATAGAAAACGGGAGTAACGCAGACCGACAATTCCTTTTTGCAATACAAGAAAAAACCACCAAAGAAGAATTCCATTTTAAATTTGAAATCTTCGGTCAGATTTTCTACCCCGAATACTTCACAAGCCCCATGGCTCCGTTCCACGACGACTTCATTGATAACATGATCGCGTCATATTCTGGAGACATCCGCTATGTCAACCTTGGCTTCCGTGGTTGCGCGAAGACTTCGTACACCAAACTCTTTGTTGCATTCGTGTTACTCAACGACCGCACCCACAAACGCAAGTATATAAAGGTACTCACTCGAAACCTCGGCAACGCCAAGCAGATGGTGACTGACATTTACAATATGATGATAGAAGTGAAGGGCGTATATGGCGACCCCTTCTTGAAGGAGAAGAGCAACAAGAAACGTGAGGAGACAATGGGTAGCTTCACGACCACAGCGACGTACGGCTCACGTAAGCTACTTGCCGGTACTATTGGTATTACCCAGCGTGGACACCTACAAGGCGCGTTTCGCCCCGACTGGCTTGTGTTTGACGACGTGGAGGACCGGGAGAGTATCTCCTCTCTTCCCCTTACCGAGGGGACTATTATGCGCATTGACGAGGCGATAGCGGGGTTATCATCTGACGGCTCGTGGATGATGAATGGTAACTATATTTCTGAGGAGGGAGTGGTCCAGTGGTTTTTGAATAAGGGTGGCGTGGTTGTGGATAAGATCCCCATTATGGATGAGGTAGGGGAGCCCACGTGGCCAGAGCGCTATGATAAGGAGAGGATTGAGCTGTTGAAACTTGATGCTGAGGATTTCTACGGCGAGTATATGTGCGACCCCTCACGGGCGGAGACCTCGTTCTTTGACCGCGTACGTGTCGATAACGACCTGCAAGCAGCGCGACAGCCACATCGCGAGAGTGCTGGTGTTAGGTATTGGGGGGATTACGTGCCACACCACTCGTATGGTATGGGGGCTGACACGAGTGAGGGTGTTGGGCGAGACGCGAATACCTTTGCTCTCTTTGATTTCGGGACCCACAAGGGGGACATTGGGACGTTGGTAGCAACGTACTTCAACAACCAGATACCTCCAGACCTGTTTGGAAGCGAGCTGGTGCGGGTCGGTGCTGAGTTTGGTAATTGCATTATCGCCCCAGAGGCGAACAATACTGGGCACGCCACTCTCTCTATGATGCGCGGGTATCCGAACATCTATAGCCAGCGCGACGAGGTGAGTGGTCGACAGGTGCGACAAACGGAGAAATTGGGATGGAGGACGACCCGCAAGACCAAGCCGTTGATGTTTTTTGAATTTAGGAAAGACTACAACGATGGTCTGATACGCATACACGACAAGAACGTGCTGAAGGAAATGCGCAGTTATACGTCTATGGACCTGACAGACACCAAGCTTGGGCTCGTCACGAGGCACTTTGACCTCTTGACGGCGGTTGTTATTGGGTGGCAGATGCGTGAGCACGCGCAAATTACCTTCAGTCGGGGGCAGTTGCCACAGGAAGACGCGCCTTTGTACGCAGACATCGGGATTTAGGTGTGGTATAATACTGAATATATGACAAAACTAATACGTAAAGATACTCGAGAAGCTATAACAGCGCAGGCTCTCGGTGAAATGGCGTTTGCCAGACGCTATAAGCAGGGTAAAGTTGCTAACTGGCAGAAGAATGAGGCCCTTTACTATGGTGATAAGAAGAAAACGGATGATGCTAGGGCGAATGTTGATCTCGGACAAATGCAAGAACACGTGCATACGTTATTGTCAAAAATTGACAACCCCCTTACTTTCATTTTTACAAAGAGAAAAGAGTCACAGCGTTCGAGGGTGGAGAGATTGAACTCTCTCAAGGACTACGATGCGGACAGGGATGCATGGGACATAAAGGATGTTGCGGGAAAGAAGCAGTCGATTATGTACGGTCGCGCGATATTCAGCTATGCTGCGTCGTCAGACCAGGGGTACAAGCCACAGCTCGAGAATGTGGATGTGTATGACTTTTTAATTGACCCATCAGCTGGAGGTATCGACATTGGCAAGGCGCGGTTTATGGGACGCTACGGTGTTGTAAAGGACAGGATTGAGATAAAGGACAACCCTGATTATATAAAGGACAGCGTGCGTGTCCTTTTGTCGGGGAAGGGGAACAACACAACTCGTAATCAGGAGGATGTCAATAAGCAGAATCGAATATTTGCAAACAAACACACAAGCGGTCAGAAGGAATATGCTTCAGACGATAAATTCAAGCTGTGGGAGTGGTACACAACGTACGAAGGAAAGAGGTACTACTTACTTCTCTCTGAGGATGGGGCGATTGCTTTGCGCGTCGTGCCTCTTACGGACTTGTTCGCGAACAATGAGTGGCCGTTCTGGACGTATGCTGCGTCTCCTGACCTGACTGAATTCTGGACACCGTCACCCTGTGATTTTGTCCGCGAACTAATAATGGCGCAAGCA